GACTCGCTTCCAGAGTGATCATTTGATGATCTTCTGGCCTCTTGAACAATTGGATCTACCATCTCCTGATAGATTGGTTCATTATTGTGCTGCCGCGAGGTAGCATTTAGAATCAACCTGTTGTTATCATAATGGAGAAAGATCCGAGGAGCTGCCATACTTCCCATAATGGGAACGGCTACTCTAAAGATCTCCCCCTCTTCTTCTCCATCAAACGCAAAATGACGCGTGCAACGGTCGCCAGAGACAACTTCTAGTTGTCCCGCGGCTCCCTCGAGGTATACGAGCTTACCCGGGTTCCAACTTGGAACCCCATAATCTCCTACCTCGATGTCTGCTAACGTCGCAGAGAACTCTTCCAGTTTCTTGGAACGTGTTTCCCAGCTGACTGATTTGTAACCTCTGGAGGCCTGTGCTTTGATATCCCAGATATTGGCATAGGTTTGGGAATCCTTTATTTGAGCAATTGTTGCTCGTAATGGAACCCATCCCTCTTGCTTTGCGACCTCCAGTTTCTGGCGGAAGCTTGCATTATCCGGAATTTGCAGATCCTCTTTCAGCTGTCCGATGTCCGCGGTTGGGAGGTACTCTTCGACAACTTCTAAGAAGCTATCGTCAGTACTTTCCATAAAGCCTCTCTTCATGATCTCTCTCGTGCTCCAGGCACTTAGTGCCTGCGTTGCACGATCGCACCCATTCTCCCTATGGGCAATCAGTTTCTGATGCCACTTAGGAAGGATGGGGATGAGCACCTTAGGATAGACTCCGGGCAGTCCAAGACCGCCCCACTCTCTTGGTACGAAGACCTCAGGCCTTCTTTCGATGAACTGGTCCATGTTCCTAAGGAACAACAAAACCATACATCGAGCCAAGGGTTTAAAGTCATCTGTGACCCATTGGAATTCGCGGCCAATTGCGGCTGCCTTTCCGTAAGCCGGATTAGTGTCGTCGTCACCGTGAGACTGCTTAGTCTCTGGGGACAACAACCTCGGCTTTGGGATACAGATTTCCTTGCCGGCGTATTCGCCAGAAACTCCAAGGAGTTGCTGACAGTACACGACATGGTGTTCAAAGATCCCCCACTTTGTTTCCGACGGAACCATAGTGGTAACCTTGGAAGCTTCGGCGTATCGAACCAAATCTTCAGCCTCGTCGGATCCATCAATCTGATCATCACCTGCTGTTGCGAATAGAGGAGAAACATTTCCCCTCGCGTGGCAGTTGGCGACTAATGCAAGGAACGTTAGGACGATTTTCGTCCCCGGTTCCCCCATTAGGCACCCACAGGTGGTCTCCATCGTCACTTCATCCTCATTGAGGACCCGTGGCGAAAGGAGAAGGTCAGTGAATCCCCAGGCATACGAGTTCCTTTTCACATTGAGCACCCTCAATAGAGAGTGCATTGCGATTCTCCC